TTTACGAACTTATTATAAGGGGTTAGTTTGCGCTTTTTAGCACCGCCTTCTTGAACACTCATTCCACAACTACCAGCCATATAGTATCTTCTTCTATATATATGTTATAAAAAAATAATTGTTGTTAAAGAGGATTAGGTTTTTATTAAATATCCAAAGGCATCTCTAAAAAACTTAAAGTATTGTATTTAACAACTCCAGCATTTGCATTGGTATTGGTATCGTGTAGTCTTATATAAGCGACCGCTTGCAAACACGCATCGCATAAATCGTCCTTCTTCTTATTATTATCAAATATTTCACAGAGAGCAGCATCATCCTTTATATAGTTTTTACATATCTCTATGCTGGTTTGCTTATTCATCTTATATTTATCCTGACGAAATCCTTTAGAGTTCTTGGTTTTTTGCGTAGTAGAAGCAGCAGCAGCTGCCGCGTCCATCTTAATTTGTATGTCGGGTTTATAGTCGTGTGTTTTCGTTTTCAGGGATGCATTAACAAGCACCACGTTATCTATAATTTTATCCCAATATTTTAGGAGGCTGAAATAGCAATATATTATATATTGGATGGTTTTCATTATACCATTAAGATTTGATGGCTGGTTCTCAATCAATACATAAGCAATTTCTTCAATACCCTTCTCTTTCAATTCGCCTATTATATTATCGAGTTCCATATATATTCTCTCAGATATATCATCAATCCCTTTAATATCCTTCTTTTTATCTGCTAATGATATTATACGCCAGTCTAATATATGTATGTTAGTTGCAGTTTTTTTTAAAATACACAAGGCTAAATTCTTAATACCAATATCAAAACTTATATATATCATTTATATATATTATGTTAAATGTATTATTTATATGCTCGCGATTGCTAGATGTTTTTATGCAACATACTAATAGCCCTCTTATTAAACGAGGTGATATTATGGTGTTTAATTAATGTTGTTAGGTTTAGCCAGAAAGTATCATTCTCAAACTTTTTATTATATTTATTAATCTTTTTGTATTTTCTATATAACCATTTATGTAATTTTTCCAAGATGATGGTATTTGCAGGATTATTTTTGATATACATCTTTTTATTTGAGATTAGTCGAGATACGAAATGCTTTAGTTCAGATATGCTAGTATATTCTTGAGGGATGCTCTCCCATAAATTATGAAACTTCAAATAATCATAGGTAGGGCATAGAAGCAGATGGTCAGTATAATCTACAAATGTAGGGTTATTATCGATAATCATTATATTATTAACAATTGAATGCGTCTTAGGCATTTTAATAGCCTTTAACAATAGAGGTAAGATTTTCACTACAGACTTCTTGATATTACCATAATTATCTTTAAAGCAATTATCCCTCGTAAATATAGGTCGATTGAACTTTATATTATTTTGTTTTTCTATTATTAATATCTCTTTATACGCCCACGTTTTATCAGAAGCCGTGTAAATAAAGAAGAAACTATTTGGGAATACCTTCTTCATCTCGGTCATAAATGTAGTAAAGTGGGGTCTTAGCAGTTTAGATTGCAAATTATAGCAATTGTCTAGCATCTTATCGCACAATGTTTTATATTTAACAAGATTACCTAATTGGATATTGCCATTTTTTAATATTATGTTTTTTCTAATAATTTCTTGTATATTATAAATATCGCATTGATAACTACAATCGCCTATTATAGTCCCATCTAAATCCAAGAGAAATATATATGGATCATTATTACTCATTATATAATACTTATAATACTATAATAATTATATATAATTATATATTTTTTATATTTTATTTATAGTAATACCGCATATATTGGAATGGATAGTGAAGGTTATCTTGAAGCAGCACTTAAATATGCTGCTATGCAGAGGACTATTAGCAGGAATGGCTTGCGTGTTCGTCCGCAAATGAAAGGACGACCTATACCGCATTATCAAAATCCAATATATAATCCTAGAAATAACAAAATAAATTTTCAAGTTCAGCATCGCCCCGCTATTATACATCCTCGCAATATGATGTATGCTAATGTTCACAGAGTTCATTACCAACCGCAAAAGCCGCATATGCGAACGCAAGATACTGCTAGATTTTGCAATAGTCTTGGATATGTTTTACCAGCACCAAAATTACTTACAAGGGATGCTAAAATCGCTTCTAATAATAAGCAACATCTAGAAGTCGTCAAAGAAAAATCAAGAACATCGCCCAAAGTATCTTCTAAAAGAAATTCAAAAACCAATAATACGCCGCCGCGTAATACACCAAAAGTTCTACAAGGAACAACAAGAGTTATGCGGCTTTCACGTTCGACTAATAGGCGTTCAATTGCATAACTCAGTATTATCTTGCAATCTTATTTTATTTTTTTCATATAATAATTCTTTCCTTTTATCAATATACTCAGCCATACAAGTAAAGCCATATAATATCATCTCATTCACTTGTTCATCCGTCAATTCAATACGCACCCCTTTTCTATTTACTATAACATTCATAGCATTCTGTATTGTTATATTTTCAGGCATAAAATAATATTCTTTATCCCCTGAATTTATTTCATTAAGGGTCACCTGACTAATTCGCAATATATCAAACATCTTGCATATTTGTCTTATTATGAAAAAAATATTCATCTTGTCTTTCGTAGGAACGTAGCCTTCCCTTTCTTTATATATTACCATCCCAATAATATTCTCTTTCGAAACGTGTGAAAATATTTTAATAGGAAAATTATTAGAAAACGCACCATCATAATAATATTCGCCATCAATTGCAACGGGGTTAAATATTAAAGGAATAGCCATTGATGCTTCACAAGCAGTGAATATTGATACGTCTGGCGTATCCTCAATAGAAAAAATACGATTTTCGCACCTATTTATATTTGTCGTCGAAAAATATAGATTAACTCCGAACCTTTTAGAAGCCTCTTTAAAAGTTATATCTTCTATATCGGGATATTTGACGCGCAATACTTTTCTTAAATGTTCCATAAAATGCGATATAGAGCATAAGCCTAAATTAGAAACAATCTTATAATAATTCTTTGTGGGTATGTTGCATAGATTAGTATCGCCTGCAGACGTATAAATAACCCTCTCTGCTTCTTCTATTGTTAGCTTGAATGTAATGAATAGGGCTACAAACGACCCTATAGAATTTGCTGCAATATGCGTAATATTCTTATGCATATTCTCTAAGTATAAATATCTCAGAGCGCCTACAAATAGAACGCCTCGCATACCTCCGCCAGATAAAACAAGATGCGTAATATTCAATTTATCCATAAATACTTTATCGAATACAAAGATACTATATTTTGTTTATATAATATCTTTATATATTCGAATTATACTCACATATATCGATATTATAATAGATTAGCGCCTCTTTCGCAGCATTATTCTCGGCTTCCTTCTTATTATTCCCCGTAGATGTCGCAATGATGGCATTATTGCGATCCTTTATGCAATAAGTGAAAATGCGGATATTATCTTTAATCAATATCTTTACTTCGTAAAACTTAGGTATATCTTGAAGGTTATGCGTCATATAGGAGACGAGCATATCCTTGTAATTATTCTTTATTCTTATTAACTCGCAGAAGTCAATATAATTCTCAATGATATAAATGATAAAACTTTCAACAATGAAATATCCTGCGCCAGTGAAAGGGGATATATTAATGCTATTTGGAAGCATCACCTTATCGCTCTCAGTTTGAAAGTCGAGAAATAGCGCACCTATGAATGCTTCAAATATATCTTCCATAATTTTAAAATTATTTCTGCCACCCGACTCTTCTACTTGCTTGGATATTATAGCGAACTTAGGGAAACCTATTTTGTCTGATAGATATCCTAGCATCCGTCCATTCACTATTTTCGTTCTAATTTTCGACAAGAAGCCTTCATTCTGGTCTGGAAACCTGCTATATAAATAGTTGGCGACTATCATACCTATTAAGGCATCACCAAGAAATTCTAGGCGTTCGTAAGACATATCTTGAAGCGGCAAGCAATCGCTGGGGCAATTGATATTACTTTTGTCAAAGTCGATGTTCTTCATCGTGCAATATGATTTATGAACAAACGCAACGCGATATAAATCGATGTTTTTGAATTGAATATTCGACAATCCATTTTTATTAAAAATTTCAGTTAAATCGTCTATTTGAAGCAGGACATTCTTGTTATTATACGGCTGATTAGTAATTTCGATATCCTTTGTTTTGTTATGTATTCCTTGTATGCGCTTCATTGTATATGATTTATTATATAAATAATATATGTATATTATAATATCATTTTTTTATTATATCATTTTATTATATAAATATTAATTGTTTATTTCTTTTAAATAGAATAAAATAGAATTATATATAGTATAATGGATGATTTTATTATTCAAGGTTCAGAACCAATTCTTAAAGTTGATTCGCTAGGTATTGGAATAACTGCGTTCAGTGATATTGAACAATTGTCATTGTCTGATAAAGAATATTTAGTGGTCGGGGATAGACACGGCACTCCAAATTATAGTAATCAATATGATACAAAATGGAATATGTATGTAAATCACGAAGGCGTTGCTATAAATACTTCTCGCAATGTTTCATCGAATTACCGCGATCCCAATGCATCACTTTATATTAATAGGAATATACAATGCGATGGTATGATTAACGCACACGGCATTCAATTTAGTAATATTAGTATTAGCGGAGTGATTGGCAGCAATACCATAGTAGATTTAATAAAAAACATTAATATTCTCTCACAATCGCAGCCATTTAGAACGGGTATTGCGACATATTTTAATAATATTTATGATTTGCAATACCTCGTTCAGAATATATATACTCCCAATTATCTAACACTAGGCGGCTTAGTAGATACGAGCTATAACCAGCATCCTCTAAATATTAATTCGACACCAAATAATGATTTTAATAATATTCATTTGGCAATGAGGAATGATACCTATAATGATACTACACGCGAATTATCAAAATTCAGCATAGGCATTATCGGGGGAAGTAATAAATCACCTGCGGTTATTTCGACGACACGAGGAATGCCTTTGGAATTTCACGTTAATAAATCGTCTGCAGAAATGAACTCGCTATATAACAGAAATGCAATTCCTACATATTTAAATGATGCACAGCAACCCGCGATGACGATTGACGAGAATGGCAACGTTTGCATTGGAAGGAACAAAGCCGCCAATGTTATGTATTATAAGAATGTTCTCGAAAATGGCGTAAGCACCAATATACTGCTTACAAAGCAGACTGCTTTTGACGTTAAAGGTGCTTCTAAATTCGACGATATAATTATATATGACAACTACGCCAACGCCTACAAGCACATCGATGACGTATATATTCGCGCGGATGGTGTGGGAATTATTAGACCATCCCAAATAACAGAAGGAATATTTTATGGCAGTAATTATATATTCAATAATATATCTTTGAACAATCGATTAACTACCAAGTATATCACTGCAACTGATATGTTAAATGCAACGAATATAAATGCTGACAATATTCTCATAAATAATAGTGCAACCTTCAATGGTAATATAAGTTTCCAGAATACGAATGAATTATCTATGAATTCCTTGAATATAGAGAATGATTTGCTTATTGGCGGGCTTCGCGTTAGCCCAATAAATATAAAGGATACCGCACTGGGATATACGACAATAAGTAATAGCGAAGATGGGTCTAACTATTTCTTCACATATGTTCATAGTAATATTGCGAACTTGGATGCTAATCAGAATGTCAGTTTCCCCAATAAAATGAGTTTGGGACCCAACACTAGCGACGGGATTGCGGGGGTTTTAAATATATACAAAAACAGCAGTTCAAATAATAACTTTGAAATTGTTTTGCAAGAAAGGGTGAATACTAACAAATACGTAGCGAATATTGGGAGGCTGTCGCATTTGGACTTCTATGATAATAGTTTGATAATTAACACAAATAATATTGATGGCAAAAAGCACAATATATATTTTTATCCATCATACGATATATCTAAATTGCAAAATAATGCATATTTTCCAAATCTAATCAATACCCCGCCTATGCTTTCTATTACCAATGAAGGTGTTGGGATAAATAATAAGATACCTCGCCAAGATTTGCATCTGGATATAAATGGCAAAATGTCGGCGACTGAGTATTATGTATCGAAGGACGAAGCGATTGCAAAGATGTCTGGCTTTGTTTATAATACTAAGAATTATTTCAACATATACAATGAAAATACTTTCAAATATTGTATTAATTATGATAATATCAATTCATATTCAGCGAAAATGCAAGGGCTCAATGTAAAATACGGCATCAATTCTGACCAATATTATCAAAATGATAAACTTATCGAAACACTGCAGGTAACAAATAACCCGAATAGTTTTTTTACGAATAAGAATATAGCAATAGGGTGGGGCGGCGAAGATGTTCATTTGCCCCTTCAGATACGTAATACGGCTATTGCCGAGTATAACTATTCGGTTATAAGAATATACAGAGGAGTGCGTGGAGGAGGTATCAATAATAACGCAGATTTCAGCGGGATTGATATATGCGAATACGACAGGGATTTGAATGATGACCGCGATTTGGAGAGATGGTTCATATATAAAAATCACAAGTTCAATGACGTGGATTCGCGCGATATTCGAAGAATTGGTCCATTGCAAGTTGGATATACGGATAAAACGATTGAGCCAACTTCTTATGGGATGTCAATGTATTACAATAGTCTGAATTCGAATTATCATATTGATTTTAACAATCCGAATGTATCTTATGATTTCGCGGATGAAAAGTCGAATATAGCAGTGTCTATCTATGGCGACCTCGACGTATACGGCAATATAAATATTATAGACAATAATAGTAATAACTTTAACTTTCGCCTTAAGAAACTGGAAGATGTTGCTGAATTTGCGAAATATATAGAGGTTAAAACTGCCTCCAATGTTATTTATAGGAACTTAATAGACCACGACGATATCGAGCATTCGGGGCAGAATATTATTTTCAAGCCTATAAAGTCTATGATTGTGGATTCGATAATAAACGATAGCATCCCCTTTGTTATTAAGCAGAATAATGATGCATTGTCCGCAGCTAAATTTATAACATATTCAAGTAATCTTTCGTGTTCGTCAGCGTTAGAGTTGGGTATTTACAGGTATAATAATTTTACTACGGGGTATGATGCGGACAGCAATAATATTAAAAATATGGTGCAGTTCCGTGTTGCCAATAAAAATACG